GTGCCGACGGATGGGACGCAATAACGAGGAACGCTCGTAAGCGCGATGGGATATTCTCCCAGCGCGCCCCGACGCGAGCCACGGTACGCATACCAGCGCCGAACGCTAACGCTACTTGGGCAGCTGTTAGGCTCAATCCCATACTACTAACTCGCTGAAGTGCAGCGATACCCCCAGACAGGGATGTCTGAGAGACCGACCACAGCTTCCACGGGAAAGCAGCACAGTCTTTGCCTTGTACGAAAACTTTCTTCGCAAACTCACATGATAAATTGTCATTCACCATGGACTTACTTATACCGATTCCCATACCCAGCCACTTACATAAACGTTTATACCGGTTTGCGACGGCAACGTCAGCAATGACGATGTCGTCTCCCAGTAAAGCGTAAAGCTTGAACCAACCCTTATGCCCCGAAAGATAAGCTGCAAATTGCACAATCGCGTGGTGCGTAAGCGCAAATACCGCCCACGAAGAATAAGCCCCCATCGGCTGCCCCACAGCGTAACGAACGGACCTGGGGAGCCTCCCTGGCTCCTTGCGTGCTTTCGGAACGAAGTAAGGCCGACCGACGAGTAACTCACGCCACGCAGCTGCGTACGTAACGCCGTACATCACGGCCACTAACAACTCCTGTAACGCAACGGGACATCTGTCCGTCGCTGCAGAGAGATCAAATGAATGAAACACCGCACCCTTCGGAGCCCTTTTCAGGAGCTCGCGAACGGGCCGCTCTTGATGAAACGTACCATCCTGCGGAATAGCACGCAACACCTCAAACACAAAATCGTGCAACGGCTTAAGAGCACACTGCGTCCAGTAATCGACAATGGCAAACACGCGCACTTTCCCAGCTGGCTCCACTTTGGTTGCAATCTTACCCTGACGGGCACCTCTCGCAGAACTCTGCGGGAAGCACTCCGCTTCGGACTCAATTGTTCGCCAGAAAGATAACGTCATGTTCTGGTTCTCCATCGCATTAAGAAAATTCCATAAGGAATCTCCCCACGCTCCGGCTAACCAAGCCCACGCCGCACCTCCCCGCGCCCCAAAACTGCTCACAGAGCCGATCCGCTTCGTACGGTGACGTCCTGGGACATCGGTGTATCCAGCGAACTCGGTCAAAGGACCAGAGTTGGATCCCGTAGTAGTTAGGGACAAGGGCACAGGCTTCAACGATGCAGGGTCGATCCCGATGAGACTCCCCTCGTCGTACATCGTCTCGAGTAATGGAAAGAAATACTTTCGTATAAACTTAGCAAAACCCATAAACAATATACGCGGGATTGCAACACCAGGATCGGTGATAGTTGAAACACTTAAATAGCCTCTAAAGGGGATTATCCGATAAAGACCAAATAAAGTCAACCATAACCGGGTAACGAGAATATCCCCATTGCGAATCAACGCACGATGGCGCTTCGGTATACACCTAGGCAATCCATCGGACGCAACCGCAACGGCTACCTTCCCGATCTCCCGGCTCCCGGATTTCATCTTGGATCCAGGAAGAGCGTGCAATACGAGTACATTACATACTTTTAAATATAACACGACCCCCTTTGAACCTCGATGTCTTGCTAACCGAGCACACATCTTAGCGAATGGAACAATTGATACGATACGGTCTTTAGTTACCTTCCCTACCGTTAGACGGACCACGCTCACCAGCGGGCCCATCATACGGTGCCAGACTTTTAAATCTGGCTGCCAAGATCGCACCTTCCCAACTCCTACTAGACCGCGGCGAGTAATCGCTAAAGTTTTTAAGAGTTTAATCATTTACATAATTAATGTT